AGCAGGAACAGGCGGTCTTGAAGCGGGTAAAGTAGTATCAGAGCGACCACCCCCACCACCAGCCCCAGCATCCCCACCAGGAGTAGGAACATTCGCACCACCTGCACCAGCACCACCGGCATCCCTACCAGGAGCACCACCGACACCAGCAGCACCTTCACCACTAGGAGGGTTAACAAAATCAAAAATGTTTTTGCGTGTGTATACCGCACCACCCACGTTTTCGCGCAAACCCGTATAAAGGGGACTTTTGTTCAAACGGTCAGCAACAACCCCATAGACATCGTCTCCAAAAATACCCGCTGCCTGTTTCACTACATTTGAAGCCCCCGTGAAATCCCCACGGGCCATACGATCATCAAAATCATTTAAAAGATTTTGCTCGGTTAACGTACCAGATCGAGCAGCAGCAACTAAATCAGCATTTACATTCCCACCAAACTGAGGGAAGTTTTGATTTAGATACGTTGCTGTTTGTTCGTCTGTAAACTTTTCAGACTTTGCTAAATTAGCAGCTAGTTGAAAAGATTGCGGCGTGCCTATGTTAATAAGCTCGTTAAAACGCTTAACAGTAGTATTAACTCCTGGGGTTGTATTTACTCCACCAATAGAAATACTGGACGGTGATGAAACATTAGGTTGCGGTTTAATAGGAGCAGCAGGTGGGGTATAAACAGGAGTAAACGTTGGTGCTGTAATGGTTATAGGTGAGGGAGCAGCAGGTTGTGGTGTTATAGCTGCAATATTTTCCCCACTAACTTGAAAGCCACTGGGAAGATTCAAATTAGCTGCGTTAGCATTTACATATGCTGCAGTTACATCTGGAGGAATCTTTAAAGACGCTGCTAACGCCGCTGCTTGGGGGAAATTTCCCGAGGCAACCAACGCTTGAAATTGTTCTAAGTCACCCTGGGTAACGTTTCCACCAGTCTGAAAACGCCGTATAGCGCCGCCGGTCTGGTAGTTAAGGATTGATCGAAGTCCACTCATATCTGTTCCTAGGTAGGTGCTGACACCCAAACAATTGACCCAATCGCTGAAGGGATCGCTGGTCTATCATAAGGAGGCGACGTTTGAGCGGGGTCGTGAAACATAAAAACACCATCAGCGGCGGGGGACAAAACATCCGCCTTATCTGTCGCCCAGTATAGTTCGATCTCATCCCCTACGGCAACCTGAAATGTGGCCTCAGAGTAGGCTGTTACAAAGCCAGGTATAGACGGACTTTTTCTAACTGGAACCGAAAAAGACGTAGCAGAGTTAGCCACATCAGACCCGTTGTTTTGAATCCAAACCGTTACCGTGTGCTGCGCGTTGTCTGTGTTAGCAAACTGAAGGCTATACCTAATTGTGTATATCCCGGCAATATCTGCCGTTGCCGATCCGGGGGAATTGAGCGTCCAGCCAAACCCAGATTCTAAAGTATCCAACTCAACTACTGTAGCCGTGTCGTTTGTCGTCCTTTGATCGGTCGAATCTGAAGCCGCAATATGGGGGAAAATGATCCCAAGCCCCGCCCCACCGCCATTAAGTATCGCTGTTAACTCGTTTAAGTACCTATCAAGAAGGTTAAAGTACAGCCGGAAAACACGGCTTTTATCACTCTCCGACAAAACATCATATGTTGGCGTCGGTAACGGCAACGCTGGTGGGGCAAACCTTTTTACTATAGTCATTACCTACGTCCATCCGGACGGACATCTAGCCGTGGGGAGCCAAGCTGCCACTGCACACCCAGCATATCGGAAGATACTTTCAAAGCCATTTGACGTGCGCGTGCTCTAATAAACACTTGGTTTGTATAGATGTCAGTAGAAGTCTCAATGACGTTCTGTGTGTCTGACGGGTCGTTTTGGTACTGAGAACCAGGGAAATTACGTGGGCGGATAGTCAACTTCACAGTCGGTGTATCTGCTGTGGACTGATTGTAGTTAATGTCGGGAATAATCCGTCGAGTTAATAAAAACTGATCGCCCTGTTCTAAATCAAAGTCATTTGACTGAATATAAGCCACCATGGGTTCCTCGTCGTCGTCCACCCCGACCTCGTGCTGGTACAGATTTCCGCTGTTTGGCGTGCCTGCTACTGTGGCGGTGTACTCGTACGCCTCTGTGAAAAGACCCGTAGGGAAATCCCTAAGTGGTGTATCCAGCCATGCCGTGCGGCCTATGCTACCGAAGTACCAGACGCTTTCTATATGGTTGAATACCACATAACGGTTGTTCCAGTTGGAATCAGCACTGGGGTAGAACCACCATATTTCATTAAATCCCTCGTTGGTGCCCGAAATAATCTGATCAGACTGACCAAAGTTAATATCTTTGTAGACATACTCCCTGACAGTGGTTGGCAGGGTCTGAACTTGACCGGTGTAAACGTAAAACTTATCCGTACCCATCCAATACGTGACGTTATTCGCAGTAGCTGCTGCTCGTGGGCTAATGATGGAGATGTTGTCGGCTAGTTGCTGCAATGCAAAAATATCCACCGTACCCGTGAACTGCAGTGAGTAGAGCGTCGTGTCAGTCCAGACTAGGATCTCTTGCCGCGTGGCTTGCGTTGCAACAATCTCTGAACCCCGTGAAACCCGCAAGAACCCAGCACTACTAGCCGCACCCCCTGGAGTTGTACCAGTTGGGTTCCAATACTGCGGCTCATCTTGACTAGCCCAACGGATCAGAAGCGGGTCAAAATCAGTCGCCCCACCGGCATAGGGCTGGCATCCAAAGGCTAAAAGGTGCTTGTCGTTCTGAGAAACCGTGACCTGCATAGCCAGTGTGGGGACTGAATCCGCACCTGCTAAATCTGAGAGCAAAATGGCGCGTACTCCCAAAGCAGTGGCGGGAGAAGCTGAAGACCCACGCTCCCAGTAGTAGATCGGACCCCGACGGATGTTTGCCACCAAGTCGTTGTCAAAGTTGTCCATGAACCAATCGCGCTGCAACAAGTCAATCGGCGTAGGCCCACCAAGGCCCCAAGGATAGTTACCATTAAAAGCAGAAGCCCCCCAGCCGTAGCCTGCCGTTGTACTGGGGTAGCCTGGGTGAATCTGGCACTCAATGTCGATAGAAGACCCACCCCCAGCAGCTACTGTAGAAGTTGCAGCGGTAGCCACTACAAAGGTAAAAATATCAGCACTTACCCTAGTAACCACATGCTCGGCGTTTATTTGGGTAATTGGTACCCCACCAACGGTTTGAGGTGATCCAGTTCCTGTAACGCCGGAAATCGTTACATAGTCTCCAGACAAGCAGCCATGCGCTGTGACGTTAACTGTTATTGTGGTTGAACCATTGGTTGTCTCTATGCAGTCGTCGGTAGCTGGGGAAATTAGAGTTGTGCGTAGGGGCGTGATGTCATAAAACAAGCCACCCACTTCAATGTACAGCTTGATGTCGGTGCCGACTGCAAGGAAGTTATCTGTAAAAGATGTTACCCAGTTCCAGACTTGACGGCACACGCCGATGAAAGTTTCGGGTGTTGTCTTCTGCCAACCGCCTAGCTTTTGTGGGTACCCAGAGAAAAAGCGAACTTTGTCAGCATCCCACCAACCACCTTCACCAGAGTAGTTCGTCTGGTCACGGTTAAGGCCAGGTTTAAAGTTGAGTTTTAAAAAGGGCATTTAGTAGCTCCATACGCTCGGGGTCGGTAACTGCCCAGACCGAATGTCTACGTGGATAAAACGCCCTGTGCCTTTTTGCTGCACTCCGATGCCGGTAAATTTGTGTTTGAACGCTAGTGAGAGGATTCTGTGGGCCTCTGCACCCTCAGCCGCGATGTCAGCAGCCAAGCCTAATGCGTGAGCGCCAGGAGCGGTTTTCTTGGCTTCTATGGGGTGCTGTGGGCAGCGATATCCAGAGGTGATCCGCATGGGTTTGCCGTACTCGGTGCGCATCGCCTGGAGCTTATCCAACAGACCTTCTTGGACACCCTCACCCCCGCAGTGAGAGCAGATGAACTCTCTGACCGAAAAGTTGGGGTATTTTTCCCAGTTGATCATTTCTTTTCTTTCATTGCCAAAATCTTCTCAAGCGTCCGGCCACCAAAGTAAAAGGACATTACAAGCATACCCCATTGGCCCAGCAAAGTAACGTAGGCTTCGTTGGCGTTATGCCCAAAGGCAGACATTAAGGCAAACAAGAAATAACCCAGGAAAATAGCCACCAGGGTCATGGGCCGGATGTTTTTAGACAGCCAAGAGTCTGAGGTCATGTCGGCTTGAAGACGCTTAGTCAGTTCCTCCTGCTCCTGAAGGTCTGCCTGGATCTTCGCCAATTCGCCTTTTTGCTGCATCTCCATTAAAGCAACTTGGGCTTTAGCTTTTTCCGCCGGATCAGGAATTACTTTATCCAGCACCTTCATGCCCACATCTAATAAAGCGGCAAGTGGCAACATGTTTTACTCCTTAGTGTGGTTTATCTCCACAATGTCAAATTCAGTATTAAGAGTCATAACTCCCAAACACGCAATGTTCCAGTCAGGGCCACTTTGCTCAGACCATGAAGGCACATTTATACGAACATGTCGGGCAAGATATTCTTTCCCGTTTTCAAACACGCGCCAGACGTGTTCTGGCGATCCCCTACCCGGCTGTCCAGCCGTCTTGTTAAAGCGAATGAGGTACTTATTCACGGGCCTGCTTGTGGATAAAGTTGGAGATACAGTACCGCCCCAAACCTTTCCCGCAGTCTTCCGCCCTCATTTTTACCTCAGTTACCTCATGCTCGACAACCCCCGGCATGATGTAGGTTCTATTAAACCACGGTTCAAAGGCATAGCCATACTCGGTTAGCACTAAATCTCCACCTTCAAAAGCCTTTGGCTGCTTGTACAGATAAGTTACGGCAGTAAGTATAGAGTTGTCCTTATGTGATCTGTAGTGTGACTCGTTCTCGTAGTAGCTCACCAAAGTAGTATCGCTGTTTGACTCCCGCAGCTGGTTAAGGATTATGCTTGGCTTGTCTAACTGTATTTTGTAAATCTTCCTGTTGAACTTCAACACATTGGAGTAGGCTCGGTCAGCATAGATCCCATCAAGAAACACCCCTTTGTTTTGCTTTTTTGGTTGACCATTGTGTTGACAAAATGCCGTCCCTGTGTGTTCTGGCCCCATGAGATTGCCGGAGATAGCCCAGAAGTCAAGTTCCAGAAAAATGAGCCTTAACTCTTCTTCGGTGTATGTGTCATTAATAATTAGGTATTCAAACGGTTCTTTGCAAAGAGTGACTTGCAATGTTTACTCCGGGCGGGTAGGCCAAAAGACTTCGTTGGGATAATTCGGCTGCATCGGGATTTCTTGGAGCTTCTTGCGATACTCCATCCATTCCTGACGTTCAGCCTTGGTCATACCCGTGTTGTCCATGGCCACCATGGGAAGCGTAGATTGCAAAATTTCAGCGATGTGTTCATCCAGAAGAGTCTTAGGATCTTTTTGTGGTTCTGGCTCTATTACGGGTGGAGGTTCAGGTTCCGGAATATCAACCTCAAACCAACCCATGTCAGAATGCCCCGCCCACGACAAATCGCCAAGTCTATCTTTGGAAGCATGTAACCCAAAAATGTTTTTCCAATTATCTGGAAGGTTTTGAGGTTCGTTTAATGGTTCGTTTGTTGACAGTTTTTTTAGTTGCCACAGTTTCATTTGAAACTCCTTGAGGGATACCGCCGTTACCACCAGCCATATAAATCAGTTCAGTGTTTTCATCTAAAACAAGTTTGTTGTGAATCAACCCATCTTCTTTCCCAAACATTACATTAGGGCAAGCATTCCCCTTATTTTTCGCTCCGGCAATTTCTGCATCATCGTTTTCGTTAATAAACTCTTTTGTGTTAGCCAAAATATCCATAATGCGCTTGGCTTCCTCATCATTGTATCCAGAGGCGCCTAATCTTTGAAACACAGCCATATCGTTTACAAAAGGAACATGTCCGTTTAAGTGTTTCTTTTCCGCCTCTGATACGCGCCAGTCACGCCAGCTTGAAAAGTCTTGCCGGGGTTTTAAGTCTGCGTTACAACCTACGTTGGCAGCTAATTGATGTATCAACTCAACGACTTCTACGGGCTGCATAACGCACCAAACATGTCTTCCCCCATCGGATCGCATCATTACCTCAGTTGTTCCACCAAAAGAGGTGCCAACCGTTATAGATCTTGCTCGATTACGATCCCCTTCTCGACTTTCTACCGCCATTTCCATTTCAATACGGCGCATTTTTTCATACTGCTCAACATCAAGCGCAGTGTTAATTTCTTTAATTTTTTGAAGCGCTTCAGTTCTTTTCATTACTGAGGATTCCAAGAAATAGTAATTGTACCGCCTGTACCAACGGTAACTGGGTATGTAGAACCAGGTGTTACAGGAACACAGTTGTTAGTTGCTGGCGTAGCAGTTTGTCCGGGATTACCAGCGCCTCCCGCCGGAGCAGGGCCCCCTGAGCCCCCTGCGCCCCCTGCGTTTGCGGCATTTGCGCGTCCCCCACCAGAAGCGCCACCATTTCCATAAGATACATTAGTAGGGTCTGGAAGATTTGTACCATAAATTCCTTGTTGGGCCCCCCCAGCGCCTCCACCACCCCCTCTGTAAACTAATGGTCTGGTATTTGGTTGATTAAAAACAGCACATGGAATGTTAATATTAAAAGAATTAGAACCAACAAGCGGAATCCTGACTTTAACTTGACCTACAGCACAATTGCTGTTACTAATACATCCGGTAACAAATGTTGGCCAAAAAGGGGCCGGGTTATAAAAGGTGGCATTTTGCGCTGCTATGGCCCAGCCTCCATAACCAGCCCCTAAAGTAGCAGGAAGCGGGCCTGGGGTATTAAAATTAAATGTTGTGCCGCCCACACCACCCGGTGTGCGTCTATGGGTCCCGGGGAAGGGGGGGCCACCACATGTTCGAATTCCATTTTGTCCAGTCCCCCCACTACCAGAAGTACCAGCACCACCTCCACCACCTCCACCACCGCTTGCTAGCTTGTTTGGGAAACATACTGGAAATGGAAGAGCATTAGCTCCTGCCCCGCCAGTACCACCACCAGCTGCGTTAGTAGCACCAGACCCGTTAGAACCGCCCGGAGTACCAACGGGAGAAGCCAATGGAGAAGCACCACCACCAGGACCTCCATTGCCAGCTTGGCCTGCTGCGCCAGCAGTACCGGCTACTCCTGCCGTTCCTGCATTTCCAGCGTTTCCACCTGCGCCACCGGTATAGTTTTGGCCAAATACTGAAGATGTTTGCCCTGTATTACCTGCGTTTCCCCCTGTACCTGCCTGTCCTACATTACCCGCGCTACCAGCATTTCCAGCGCTCCCGTTTTGACCGGTGTTACCTGCTGAGGCGGCATTAAAATTTCGTTGCGTAAGATTAGTACCGACAGAAGGATTAGCGTTTCCTGAAAGACCCCCAGCATTTCTAAAAGGAGAAATATTTAGAGTTGGGCCGCCGTTATAGTTTATGCTTAGTGAACCTGCGCCTGGGCATGGTGTGTGGCCACCACCTCCAGAACCGCCGCTTCCAGGATTTCCAGCATTTCCTGCATTTCCAGGATTCCCCGGATTACCTGTGTTTCCCGGATTGCCGGGATTTCCCGTGCCACCTGCACCTGTAACAGAAACCTTTTTTACCCCCGGTGGGACCGAAAAAGTGCCAGGTGCGTTAAAAGTTTCTGTGCCCCCAGGGACCAACCCACCTAGTGCGCCGACTTTAGAGGTTCCAATTGGCATAACAAGCTCCTACTTTCTTAATGATAGCCCCGGCCTACGGTCAAACTTATGGTCAGCGTTCGGGCCATTCTGGTTTACATAGTGCAGCATCATCTGCACGTTGATGTCTGTTTCTGTGGCAGGGGTTCGCCAGTGCTTGATTTCACACCCTTTATACACGCAAGCATCGCCAGGTTCAAGGGTGTATTGAGTCGGCTCGTCGCCCGGAGTCTGCATCCAGACAGGCCAAGGCTTACCCACCGTGGCAATATGGCAAGTCAAAGAAATCTCACAGCCCGGACGATCCACGTGGGCCTTTAGCTCCTCACCTTTTTGGTACACACGGGTAAACGAATAAGAGGGGAAAAGTTTAAAACCGGTAATCTCTTCTACATGTTCCAGTTTGTCTTTAAGGATCATCTCAATTAACGGATCGGCGTAGTAACTAATCTTACTTGCATCTCCCTGACCACCGCCTTGGTTGTTTTCGGGATACCGGCGTAACGCGTTCTCAAGATAGCGAGACACAACAGACACGGAGTCTGGGTCGAGAAAGCCTTTAATTAACACGTAGCCCTTGTTTTGAAACTCAGTCATAGTAGAACCATCCCGTAACGATGTATTTGTGCGTTTCCCCGAGGACCGGGTTCCCACGGTGAGCATGTGTGTATGGAGCTGGCCATATCAGCATCAGGTTTTCTTCTGGTTTGACCCTAAGCTTCTGATAGAGAAACTCGGTTTCGCCGCCTTCTCCATCCAGACCGTTCAAGTAAAGCATGTAAACGACTACCCGATTAGCATGGGTGCCTGGGCCTTGTTCTCCGTGCCAGACGTGATACCCACCGCCAGGACCGGTGCGCTGCATCTTCATTGTCGTAGCCCGGATGTTGCCGTTTTCTTTTAAGATTGAATACCGGGTGGAGTACTCGTCGTAGCACTTTTGAAGGCCATCAAAAAACAAGTCACACGAATCCCAACACTTCTCATCACCATCTACCCACTTAAAAGGTTCTAAGCTGTGATTTCTAAGGTTGATCCCGATCTGATAGTCATCCTTAACATGCTTATGCGCTCGCTCAGAGTTTTGCCGGTTTGAGCCTATCCCTGACTCTTCCAAGCGGTTGAACTCAGTAATTAAATGTTGGCAATACCCAGCGGGAAATACATCACGATAAAACCCTACGTATTCTTTGTGCTCTATGTTCATTTGAATGGTGGCCCCGAGATCCATGCTACTAATGACTGACGACTCCCCTGCGTGACAGGTGTGACCTGATGCAGGGTCCATGATGGAAAACACACAATTAAACCACGTTGCTTTCGCATTTTAATAACATCTTTGCCGTGCGGCTGAAGCTCTAATACCCCGCCCTCGTACTCAACAGGATCTGATAGCTGTAGGACCAAAGAAAGTTTTCTGCAAGCAGAGTCCGTATGCGGTCCCATATCTACGTGCCATCCATACATGCCCTGCTCTGACCCGTCGTAATTGGTGAGTTGAATGTGTTCCCCAAAACCTGTGAGGTTGAATCTAAAAAACTGAGCGTTCAGACTTGACACGACATGCCCTAAGGCTTCAAAGACCCACTGCGTATCTAAGGTGTTAGGCATCCAGTTGAGGTCAGATCTTCGGAGATTAGTATTTACTGTTCCTACACCGCCTACCGCTGCTTTTTCTTGCGCACTTCTGGCCTGTTGCTGTAGCCAGTTAAGCTGCTGCTCATTAAATGCTCCCTCCCACCATGCAAAAGGTTCTCGTGCCTCTGCATACGGTGTCAGCATGTATTGCATCAATTAGTTCTCTCCCTACACCCTAAGGTGAAATGAACAAACTTGGTTGGTTGCTGGGACTGATTTGGCGTGAACTGATGGGGTAGCCACGCATTAAAGAACATAAACGTCCCAGGGACCATGTTGTTGAAGTAAATCTTCGGGGTTCCCACCCTGACCTCGCC